GGGCCCTCCGGTACTAGACCCAATGAAACGGACCAAGGCGATCGGACCGCAGGGTCGACGTATATGAAGGTCGACTCCTGGGTCCCGCGGACGTTAGCGGAATAGCGCGTCCTGGTGAGAGCACGCGTCGGGAGGAATGACCGGTTGAAGGGATGACTGGAGGCACGCTTCCAGAGCTCCCGCAACCGGCACGCCACCTGGCGCATGCTGGGCAGAGTCCGGTCCTCGCGTGCCCCGGGCCGAGTGAGCCGGCGGTACGCTAGTCCCTGCTTTTGCAGGGCCAGTATCGCCGACTCACGAGGCACGGGGACACAACGGGCACGGTCTTCAAGGCGTCCGTAGGCGGCAACATTCGGCGGGAGCTCGTCCCAGCGGTCGGGAACATAATGGAACCCGGCGCGCAGGGCGCGCTTCTGCCGATGGACCCACTCAGGGACCGGATCGTCGGGCCTCACCTCGAGGAGGGCCATCCGGTCCAGGGGTCGGTCGCCCCCATGACGGAGCCTATCTGCCCGCTTCTCAGCCAGGAGTCTCTCCTCGTCCATCTCCCGGGAGGACCAGGGGCTGGCATCCAGCCCCAAGGTGCCCCGCAAGGGCCCAGAGACTGTCATCGCCAAGGCGGCACGGTGCTGAGCGCACCTGCCGGCCGCGACGATGCCAGCCCCGAAGCCTGCGGGATGTGGGAAGCCAAGGCCCCCACATTCCCGAGGGAGGAAGAGCGAGAGGCCGACCCGGCGGGCCCCTTCCACAATGTGGGAGTTGACGGATAGGACGGCCCGGGCGAGCCGGCGCTGGGGGGCCCCGAGAACTTCTCGGATATCCCCGCGTCGGTCCCTCCGGACTGCCCACTCCGTCAACACTGCACTTGCAGAGGGCCCCGCCCGGTGAAACCACGGCACACCGATCTGCCCCGACTTGCCCCCTCGGGCAAATGTCGGAAGGAGGTGGGCGAGGGGGGTGTCCGTCAGCACATTGACTGACGAGATAACCCCCTCGTCCATCGCCGAACGGATCAGTGGCGCAGCTGTCCTGGGGGACCGATACGCGGGCCGGAGCATCATTGCCTCGGCCACGTTCCGTCCCTCTAGCGCTGACCGGTCGACGAGGAAGGCTTTCTCCGCGAGGATGAAGCCTTTCCGCGACCGGAAGGCCTTGGACACGTTAGCCTGCGCATTGGTGGCGGAGAGGAGGGCCTCGTAGCGGGAGATCACACGAGTGGTCATTCCCCCTGCGAGGTCGTCTCCCCGCACCAAAACTGCCGCAGTGCCCGGAACGACATCCTTTGGCTTATACCAGCTGCCCGTCGAGGGGTTAACCCCGATCGCAGCTAGGTCGGCCAAAGCGAGGTTGTACAGGGAAAGGAAGAACCAAGAGAGTGGGGAGCCCATTGGAATCCCCACTTGAAGGTTCTCCACCTTCTTGTTCAACCCGTCCGGCTCACTGTCACCGTAAAGGTCGCGCATGGAGTATTGGTGGATCTGAGGACCGGTGAAGAGCCTCAAGTAACGAAAGAGTCTCGTTTCCGGACTGAGTCCGAGCCCCTCCTCGAGACCGAGGCGGAGGGCTCCGACCACGTCCAACGGGATCAGGTCCGTGGCGGCCGTCAAGTCCGCGGAGTACCACTCCTCGGCTGACCTGCCGCCTAGGACCCTCGTTACGGTGTCTGCAAGGGAAAGGCCCCCCTCTAGGGGGTCCCGATCTTGCAGATCCACGCGCCCATCGTCCTCGAGAAGGGGCCAGAGGACGCGCCGTGCGGCGTTCCCGGCCAGGGTCATGTACCCGGCCGGTGCGCTGACGACGCGGACCTTCCACCCCAACTCGGGCACGGTGAGCACGCGGCTCGCCGGTTCCTCAAGGGAATCCACGTCCTCTCTCCAGGCTTCCGGGATTTGCGATTCGGCGGAGAGCTTGGCGTAAGCACCGTAAGGCGCGAGCGACAAGTCCGCCAGCCGGATCGCCTTCTTCCAGAAGAGGAGGTCGGCGTGGTTTAGGGCACAGTCGCGGTAGTGCTCAATCATGGTCTGTTCCGTCCAGGGGTCCTCCGGGCCTACAGCCCCAAGTTCCCTTGGATCGTCCAGACCAATCATGGCCGCGAGGTCCCTCTCCCAAGATCTACCAAACTCCGAGTAGAGGTCGGCAATCTGGCCCCCATCGAGCCGAGAGAACTCGGCCGCAGCGGCGTCCGACAAACTGACGTCGGCGCTGCTGCGGACGAGGTGTCTCCGCCCGTGGGACCAGTCGTGGGCCCACCTACGAAGGAGTTTGAGGAGCCTACTGTCAGTGGTAAACTCGCTTGAGTACCGCTCGTAGTGCTCCCTCACTCCCTTCGTTAGTAGGTCCTTTCCCTCCTGGGTCCGTGGATCGGGAGCCGGCAGGGCACGGCCAAGACGCGCCAACTGGGCGTAGGCCGTGCGAAACCTTGCCGGGTCCCGCAACACGGACTTGAGGGGGCCCCGCAACAGTGCGGAGACGGGAAACCGTCCCCAAGTTGCGGCGGGGCTCCCATCCAGGATGGGAGGATCCGACCTCGGACACTCCGCCAGGGCCTTCCACCGACACCAGTTGGCGAATTGCTTGACCTGCTTGCAGGTCCAGCCTATTCCCTGACTGGTTGCGTTGGAAGTCAGCCAAGCCCTGACGTATTCTATTCCTTCGGCCAAGGCTCTGTGTTGCTGATCACAGAGCCGCAGGCCGTCCGCTGCCTCGACGATGCAGGCGATGATCGCGAGGCGAAAGGCCCCCCAGATGCGCTCCAGCGCATCGATCCGGGCCCTCGCCTCGCGGTCGCCACCCGCACCGCCGGTCCGTTTCCTGGGTTGAGACTCTGCGCAGAGATGTGCAGGGGCGCTGCGCACTCCGGGGCAAAGTCCCTGGGGAGCCGGCGTTACCACTGATGCGGGCAGGAAGTAGCGTGCCCAAGGTTGGTACCTTGGAGCGCTGCCTCCGGCTAGCATGTAGGGCTTCGGC